GGCGAATAATCTCTCGGTGAAATGTTGTGTCGTCACATTGTTTTTGTTTAATGTCCTCGTTAGATCCGTAGTAGGATTTCCAATCTGACTCAACGAGGGTATGTTTCCGGCGTTTGCGTGTTTTCGTTACCGGAAGAATTTTCTTGCGATGAAACAGTTTCTTGCCCACATACTTCATGCCAGTCGACTGTTCTGTTATGACATATACAAAACCAACATAGTCGGCAAGAAACTGGTCTTCTGGATCAAAAACTTTGTTATTATAAAACCAAGTCATTGATCCAGTTATTTTTTATTGGGGTTCTCGTTGTTTTTATCGATGCCCCCAATACCACCACCTGTGACACCATTACCACCAGATGAATCCTTTGTCTTTGCTTGATATACTCGCCAACCAATAAAACCAAGTGCTGCAAGGACACCAACAACTGCTAATACTTCTATTTCCATAATTGTTACTCCGTTATTAACGCTTCTTCCCCACACATAGGACAGAACATAGGTTGCTCATCCTCGTGCTCAATAATTAACACCATCTTTGTTTCACACACTTCGCAGGAGGCTTTGTATGTCCATTGATCCTCCATTACGCAGCTGATCCCCAAACATCTTTCCAGTCACCGGTCAATGCTCCTCGAGCATAGTCGGTAGCTCTGTTTTCAAAGAAGTTGGTGTGTGTAGGAGCGTTAATCATCTCCTCCACCCACAATAGGGGATTCTTTTTAACTTTGAATATCCCTTTCATTCCCAAAGAGATCAATCTACGATCAGCAATATATCTAATGTATTTCTTAACGTCTTCAGGAGTTAAATTTTCCATTGGACCCATTGCAAATGCAAGATCAATAAACTTGTCTTCCAACTCCACCATTTTCTCTGCAATTGTATATATGCTGCTTTTCAATTCGTCGTTCCACAGATCATAATTTTCTTCGATGTATGTTCGGAACAGTTTAATCATTGACTCAGCGTGCATTGTTTCGTCCACAATGGACCAAGTTACGATCTGACCCATACCCTTCATTTTCCCATGACGAGGAAAGTTCAGCAACATAATGAAGGAAGAAAATAACTGCATACCTTCTGTAAAGGCAGAAAAAGCAGCGATATTAGTAGCAACTGACTCACGTGTACCATTAGCATTAGACAAATTAGTAAAATAATCGTGCTTATCGCGCATTGCTTGATATTCGAGAAACTCATTGTACGTACTCTCTGGCATTCCTAGAGTTTCAATAAGATGGGAATAAGCTGCAACGTGAAGAGCCTCTCTTGCAGCAAACCCACATAACATCATGCGGACCTCTGGCTGTGGAAAATAAGGAAGATAGTTGCTAACGTATCCTCCCGCTACATCGATATCACCTTGCGTAAAAAATCTGAAGATGTTAGTTAGGAAACCCTTTTCTTCATTAGTTATTCTCGTGTTCCAGTCTTTAACGTCTTCAGCCATTGGCACCTCACTATGTAACCAATGGCTTTGTTCGTGCTTCAGCCAAGCGTCATACGCCCAAGGGTAATTAAACGGCTTGAAGTATGTTCGTTCATCTGTTAGTTTGGATTTCATTAATTGATCCTGTCTTGTTCGATTAATTTACAAATACTATTCGCCCATCACTTCGTTCCATCGGTCTTCGTCGAAAACCAACTCTTGCAATTGATCGAAACCTCCGATTTCTGATCCGTTGATATAGATCTGAGGAACTGCACCACTTGGTTGATACTCTTCACGGTACACTACATTGAGTGCCTGAAGCATACCTTTTGCCCTCTCACAAAAAATACATCCATCTCTACTTTTTATTAGTACGTCCATATCATTATCCCTCACACGCCATACAAGCGTTATCTTCGATTATAGATTGAAAGTCGATATCTTTGATAGCTTCCCGTTCAATTCTTTTAGATACTTTATCTGCTTTTCCGAGCTTTTCCGAGCGACAATAGTACAGTGTCTTCAATCCCTGTTTCCACGCCATAAAGTGAATAGCATGCAAGTAGAGGATGTTAACATCCGGTCTAAAGAACAGGTTTAATGATTGGGCTTGGTCAATATATTTCTGACGGTCTGCAGCATGTTCGATAACCCATCTTTGATCGATTTCCATAGAGGTCTTAAACACTGCTTTTTGATCATCAGATAAGAATTTAAGGTGTTGACAAGAACCGTCGTTTGCGATGATAGATGACCATATGACATCATAATCCAAGCTAGAGTCTTGTTCGCATTCTTGTTTAATAAGTTGATCCAAGTATCTATTCTTGTTGAGATGCGCGCCAGAAAGGGTATCCTGTCTGTAAGCATTAGCACGAAAAGGCTCAATAGAAGGCGAAGTGTTACCCATGATAATACTAGAAGAAGCGTTGGGAGCAACAGCCATAACATGAGAAAATCGTTTGCCTGTACCCTTTGCATCAGGGGCTTCACCGCGTTCCTCACCCAACTGCAAACTCGCTTCATCGAGTCTTTTCCTGATAAGACTAAACATACGATTGTTTGCTACTTTAGCCATAACCCCTTCAAAAGCAATGTTCTTCTTTTGAAGGTATGCATGGAACCCCAGAGCACCAACACCAATGGATCTCTCTCTTGATGCTGAATATTTAGCTCTTTCGATAGCGTCAGGAGCATTGTCAATGAAGTGTTGCAACACGTTATCCAGCATTTCGGCAATATCTTTAAGGAACAGCTCATTCTTGGACCACGAATCATAATATTCTAGGTTGACAGACGATAAACAACAAACAGCTGTTCTGTCCTTATTAGTTGGTAGTATGATCTCAGAACAAAGATTGGATTGGTGTATCTTTAATCCATGATCTTTTAGAAATTGCGGTAGCGCTCTGTTAGACGTGTCAATGAAGTGAAGATACGGTTCTCCCGTTTCCATACGCAACTCAAGAATCTTTTGCCATAGCGATCGAGCTGAAACAGTATCTCGTATCTCACCGCTATGGGGATCAATCAAATTCCATCCATCGTCAGCATCCGGATCTTGCATTGACCGCTCAATTAATTCCATGAATCTATCGGATATATTAATACCGTGATGTAAGTTCAAGCATCTCATGTTTTGGTCGCCAGTGGGCTTCCTCATTTCGAGAAACATTTTTACGTCGGGATGAGAGATATCGAGGTAAGCAGCGTACGATCCTCTACGCGTACGACCCTGACGATAAGCAAGAGAGGAGGCGTCATATGTTTTTAAATGAGGCATCACTCCTGTTGATTTTTCATCAGCGGCTCTAATACCAAAACCAATACCAACACCACCCCCCATCATAGACAACCAGTTCGTCTCTGAAAGATTATCTACAAGACCGGTGGAGCTGTCATGAATATAGTTGAGAAAACATGATATAGGTTGACCCTTCTCAGAACGACCAAAAGCTAGTATTGGAGTAGAATAAGAAAGCCAGTGACGACTTGCGTAATCGTATAACCGTTGTGCATGCTCGTTATTTGATGCAAACTTCTTGCTTACAAAAGCAAACCGGTGTTGAGGAGACTCTTCACTTTCCAGCATATAGCTTTCACGCAGTCTTTGTAACCCCAACTTGTCGAATAATTTATCACGGGACAAATCAATGTCAATGTCCATGTAGCTTTGCTTTGACATACTTACTCACTTTATTTTAAAAGGCTGAAAAAGGAAGTCCGATCATACACGATCTTCCCCGTTCAGTCAATGGTTATTGTTTTTTAGGTGTTGCTCTATTGGATTCAATGATTTGTTCATAATATAGGATGAGCTGTTTCTGCTGTTCTATATACCGCAGAATTTCCGACATATTTACCGAAAGGTCTTCGTAATCTGGTACACTAATAGCATAGTATACCTGCTCATCATGCCGTTCAGCAAATCTTTGCTGAAACTGCTCCATATTTTCTGCAGTTACAACGTACCAATACACATCATCTAGCTTAACCGGTTGTGGTCTTGGTTGTAACTCAATGTCACAATGGACGTATTCTACACGCGTAACAATTTTTGTCTCGGGTTCGAGAGAGGTACAACCGCTAATCGCGAGTAATAGACTCGATGTTATCAAGTACTTGTTCAGTGCCATCGTTTATTCTCTTTTCTATCAACCCAGGTTTTGATAAAGACAAATAGGTCAAATCATGGGAGCGCAGTTTGCCTACTAGCTTGTTTGAATACTGCTCAGCTAGTTTTAATTTAATCTGGAGCTCGTTTTCTCTTTGTTCTTGAAGCTGCTTTTGTTCGAGCAGCTGTTGGTACACTATCTGGTTTTGTTCTAGGGTCTCGGTTAACTGCTTTTGCTGTGTTTCGTAGCGAGTATTCTGCTTCTGCAGTTCACGAATTGTCGTTTGTGTGGTTTGGTAATACAAATATCCACCGGTACCAGTTGTTGCTAGAAAGACAAGGAGACCTCCAATCAGATACGGATTAATCAATCCTATCATTTTTGTAGTCTTTTAATTAAAGGTACGAGGTCAACAGACTTGTTCTTTTTCTTTCTGCGTACAACGATTGTGTCGGTGTCTGATCCAGTCCCCACCACATTAGCAGTGGACGTTGCTGATGCTATGTCTTCGTGATACTGTTTGAAAGTTTTCACTTGACTATCCTTTTACGCTTACCCATTATTTCTATATAGTGCTTTGTTACTGGTCGTTTGGTTTTTGATTGTCCCGGTGTGATGGCAGCTGCGTGATTTGCAGCTTTATCGGTTCCCCAATCATATCCTTGGTCCATATTTTGAGAGAACTGTTTAAACGACTTCATTTGACAATCTCGTTTGTAGTTATGTACATACGGCAACCAGTAAGGA